GGGACGGAAGCCCTGCATTAGATTTCATACTGATGTAGAAATCTCCGTCCCCGTGTCTCACACTGGCCCGGCTACATTACTGCAGCCGGAAAGTGTAGACGATGGATGGCTAACCAAGCCATGACCATTGCCACTTTCTATGGACCGAGTGGGCGTCGGTATACCAACCTGGCTCGAGTGAACAATCCTCTATTGCTAAAGGATTGACGTACTTACCAGGCGCATCTTGCCGTAATTCACGCGATAACTCCTTGCGAAGGAGCTCAGACCAGCACGAATCGTGCATCTGACGCTTTTTGAAGGCGATCGTGGGAATTCGATATTCATATCGATGAAGATAAATGTTCCACCTTCGTCGAAAAAGAACATCATTACTAGCACTAGGAGAAACCATTATAGTCGTAGGATACGGCAATAAGGTCCTAGGATACGTATAGTTCACAGAGTCTTCGATTGAACGAATACTCTGATGAGCGCTTTCGTATCCGTACTTAGCTATAATTTGATTAGCTAAGGACGCGGTAGTGGCAAGACCGGTACCTGTGATAGAAAGGAATTTCCGAACTCTTATGGGAGTGACATCCATACCATTATGGTAGTCACCTCCACAGGATTCTCGAAAAGGTCCTCTCACATAGGACTTATTACGATTGACTTTAAGGCCAATCGATTCAAGTCCTACCATTACATCGGCAGCCAAAGCTGACGGTATAATGATATCATCACCATAGACGAAAGGCTTAACGTTAGAACACGTATCCACCTTTCGCATTGTTGCGAGAGCACAGGCCCAAAAGACCAGTGCCTCAACTGGGAAACAACAAGAACTGCCCATAGGGGCAAACTTGTTGAGTTCCACAACCTCACCATTCGGAAGAATCGTACTACTTGAGCGACATGCCTCAAGACACCGTACCCAGTTAGGTGGAAAAACACGCCTAACTAGGGAAAGTGAGACTCTATCCGACGCATCAGAAAGATCAATCGTAGCAAAAGCACCTGTCAGAGATGATAGGTGAGCAAGCTTACGATTTACTTCCTGATCAGCGAAGTTTAAATAACCTTTGGTAAGGTCGTGAGTCTCGAGGATACCATAGAGCAACCGCATGATCCCCTGCTGAATGTACATTAATTCAGCAGGTTCGCATGAAATAACCCGTGGACCACGAGAATCCTTAGGCACAAGAACAACACGTGCCTGAGGAGTAGAGAGACTCGCCTCTTCTAACTTCTGTAACTCATCAGAAAGATGAGTTGCAGAAAAGAAGAAGTAAGTAGGATAGTCATAGACATCATCTAGAAGAGGATAGTACCTCAATAAATGATACTTTTGACTATTAACGGTTCGGCAAGCGGTAGAACCGCTCCCGTGAGATGGACGAATATCGAGAGGATCGTAATTACACAAAATCCTCCCGATAATCCGTTTCATCGTGTCTAGGAGAGTGACTGTATCATCGTCAAGATGATTCTCGTCACCACCAAACACAGCAGACTCGCTATCAACACGTTTAAAAGTTGATAAAAAATCTGCGACCGTTTCCTTGTCATGCTCTACCTCCAGTTTGTAGAACATATACGACAACTGCCGTATACAATCTACAGCAAGAGAATTCCCGCCTAACGCAAGTTTGATAGGAACCCCTAGAAATAAGGGATATCCATCACGACTGGCAAAACCAGATGGTGAGATCCATGCCGTTGTAGCATGGAAGCTATCAAGTGCCCTACCCAGTTCGGGTAGAACGGTCGTTAAGAAGGTTATCCCCTCATTCTCCAGTCTAGTAGTAAAGGTTTTTATATCAGCCTCATCTACTAAACCAGAATAGCGCTGGTTAGACGCAAGGGTCACCCATAATGAGTGAAGGCTTTTCAGGTCACCTACTAACATGTAGACGCACCTCCGAAGAGCATTCCTATGCGCCTTCCAGGTCCTCGCAAACACCGACAACAACCGAACAGTTGACGTCAGCCGCTAAAAAGAAAGCGGAGACTTAAGTCTCGCTGTTCAACAGCGCAGAGATGGGCGCTCCAGCGCCCCCTTCTATCAGCAAATCAATCAGCCGATAGACGAGGGCTTTCTTGAGCGTCTCACTAAACGCTGTGCCAATGGGATCAACGAACACCAAATAAGCGGTGATCGTGATCAAAGCGCCAGTGATCGAGTCGGCTTTTGTATGGTCGACTCGAGCAAGATGACGCTTTTCTCCCTTAGATCCGACCTCATGAGAGATAGTCAATTTCAGTTCCTCCGGACTTGTAAGCCCGGCGACTGAATAGACTCCTTTTGACTCGTCATTGAATCTCAGAACAAAAGCCTGAGTATTCGTATCCGCGTCAGAAGGCGAATCTGTTGAAAGTGCTAACGATGTCCCGAAGGCCATAGTTAATGCTCCTCCCCCTAAAATTGAGGGGTTAAGTTAAGTTTTCGGTTAATACCGAAAGGTTACCTCAGAGAGGTAGGTTTAAGTTCAAGCTCCAAAAGGAGCAAGAACAATTGCCAAGCTGGCCAAATTGATCAGCTGGTTCGCTGAGGGTTTACGCCAACCATAACTAATGACTAAATCATCATTAGGCATGATCGGAATCCTATGAAAGAATGTCTCATAGGTTACCCATGGCGGGCATACAGTAGCCGGAGTCGAGATGCTAGAATTAACATCTAGAATCAGATCAGACTGTATGGTAAGCGTCTCTTTGTACTGAAGAAAACAATCAGTACATTCAATCGGCAATGGAAGATCATCGAAAGAAAACTGATCCAAAAAACCTCCGATACCGAAAAACCAATCGATAACGAAGGTGAAAGGAATAGCATCCCAGATGATCTTAGCATTGAGCTCAACTCCGAGAGTGTCTAAAAACCCTCGAAGAGACTTGTTTAGATTGCCCATTACGGCCAAGGGTTTTCCCTTGTAAACAAGATAGCCTTGAACGTGGCGATTTAATGTCGCAAACCACTGACAGGGGTAATGACTATCCCCTAAGTAGTTAAACGTTCCCGATTTGTTGGTAGTATCTCCTAAGAGCCTCTCCTGGCGTCGTTGAACAACACCAGCAGCTTTCTCGAAGGCGGCTATTTTATCAGACATCTCGCGAAGCCCATCTATAGCGGCTTGGAGGTCACCAAAAGTTGGTTTCCATCCAAACTTATAGTTAAGCCTAGCTCCTGCCAGATTTTTTGCCAAACTGACGTTACGTTTCCAAAGCTTAAACAAGTCCTTGATCTGCCCAATTTCGTATAAGAAGTTGGGAAGAGACATGGTCGTTAAGTCCGGGCGGAGATCAATAAAAACTTGATTGATCATCTGCTGGGCTCCTGCACCTAAAACGCCTTCCTTCATATTAACACCGAAGGAAGAGCGGGCAAGAGTTTCGGAAACGCTGTGAGCAGCTAGCGAATGTAGATGGTATCCTCCATAGTCCACAACATATGTTGGGGAAGCCGAAGGTTGAAAAACGCGACTAGTTTTAGACGCGTCACCACCATACATCACTCGCCTCTTAGAGTGACGACAGTACGCCGGCGAACGGTAATCACTACCGCCCGGACGAGTACTGTAATGTAACTCTTCAGTCGCTTCAGGCCCTACAAAACTTGGGTTAGCTGAAGACGACACAAAAACATTACCCGGATACGTGTGAATAACAGTATTCGGGGGATGCAATGTGTCTTGACTGATAACACGTGACTTGGATCTTATAGGTCCAATACCATGTGACAAGAGAAGTCTCACCTCCTTTAATTGACGTCACTACCAACCAAGAAGCTTATGCGCTCCTTAGCGCGAAGGGAGAGTTACCCTGTTTGGGGGTAAC